CGTATGTGGTCACACCGGCCTCGAGCTCGGCGAGCTGGGCGGCTGAGTTGCGGCCGACATCGACATTCGGAGCCCGGGGCGCCTGAATGGCCACCTCGTACCAGTCATCCGGTGAGTCGCGCAGGCTGGGGTCCACCCGGATGGCGTACTCCATGACATATTCCCAGATGCGACGGGCGGCCGAGGCCATCACCTGGTGACGGCTCCGGAACCACACCGAGGACATATCCAAGGCGCCGCGGTAGACGGTTCCCTGCATTCCCTCCGGGAAAACAAGGACGTACGGGATGCCGACGCCGGCGCAGACCTTCTCGGTCAGGTTACGCCAATATTCGCGCATATTGACGTTGGGGCGATCAGCTTGGAACTGCTCGAACTCGTCGCCGGTCTTCAGGACCTTAACCGTGCTGCCGAAAATGTTTTCGTAGTAGGTCTGGGCGGTGCCTTGTGATCCGGCCACACCGGAGCGGAGGCTGGTTGCCTGCACCTCGCCGGAGCTGGTCTTGATCACCTGGGCCACGCTGGAAGCCAGCTTGCAGGACTCCATCTCCAGCTTCTGGAGATCATCGAGGTCGTGCAGGTCGTTGATCACGCACGCCACGAACGGCAGGCCGCGGAGCTGTCCAGCTCGTTGGGGCTCGTAAATGTGGACGATTGAATCCGACGAGATCGACCGGATGTCGGAGAGTTGTCCCTGCTGCTGCTCCTGGCCGATGTAATAGGAGATCGCCCGGCCTGTCTTAGGATCGAACCGAACGCCATCGAAGACGTCCGGCTGATTCTCCTGGCCTGTCGGGGTGGAGACCTGTTGCGGCTCAATGAGCTGCAGGCGGGGCCGCCCGGTCTCGCCCTTGGTCAGGAGGAGAAAAGATTCGCCATCGTAGAACCAGCCTCGGGCAGCCAATGACATCAGGGTGCCGAAAGACTGCCGGGATCCAATGTCAGGATATCGGCACCAGATATCCCACCATTTCTTTGCCCGGAGATTCCATTCCGGATCCGAGGAGGCGGGCTGCACCGAGAAGTTGCTGCCGACCGTGTAGTTCTCGAACAGGTCGCCCAGGCGGTTCATCACCGCGTTGTTCTGCTCGAAGAACCGTGATTTCCGGACGATCTGCTGCCGGGTGCTGCTCGTAACATCGAACCGCACCGAGGTGTAGCTGGTGTCTAGAAAGGAACGGCGGATCGAGTTGGACGCGCCCTCGTAACGGTCGACGGGTGCCGACCGGAACTTGCTTAGGATGTTGTCGAGGAATCCCATCAGGTCATCCCCGTTCTGATGGTTCCCTCTCGACGGAAGTTCGAGAAGTCGCCGCCGAAACTGGTGGCAGCGATCAGGACCACCGACAGCATCTTGTTGTAAATCTGGGTATCGGTCGGGCTGCTGATGCCGTCCTGGCCGAGGTAATAGACAGCCAGGTCGTAGTCATCGAGGAGGCTTTCCCACATCTCGACCATCTCCGACGGGGTGGGGGCGCCCTTGCCGGGCTCGGCAAACTCGACCGAAACATCCGACGATGAAGTCGACCGGACCACCTGGCCGGATTCGATCACCGCGGAGGCCGCCACGGACTTGGCAGCCAGGGCAGCCAATAGGGTCACACCGCCGAGCGTCGAATAGACTGCCCGGAGGTAGCTCCTTTTGATGGCCACCGTGAATGTGAACATTCCGGGCGGGACAATGCAGACCGGCCCGTCGGGTGCAATAGGTTAGCAGAACCTAGTGGTCGGGCGTCTGCACCAAGTCATTCCAGAGCATCACCATAGCGAGCTGCATGATTTCGCAGTCGTGAAGATGGTCGGGCCACTTTTGGTTGCGCTTCACCCAGACGTGTTTGATCCGGCCCGCGCGGTTGGCTTGTGGCCTCAGGACGTGTGAGTCGAGGTGACGCCAGTAGAGGTCGGGCTCGGCGATGTAGGCGCCTTCGGCCTGCACGCTCGGCGGTTCCTGGTGGACGCCCCATTCCCGGTCGATGTCGCCTTTCCGGAGCCTCGAGAGCATGTCCCGGAGGTGCTCGGTGTCGAACACCAGGAGGGGCTGCACCACGTCGGTCCGCATCGAGGATGATGTCGACAGGCCGAACGGGTGGACGGCACCGGAGGCTGAGGTAAACCGGGCGCCGGTCTCCCGGCCTTTCAACGGCATCCAGCCGATCACCATGGGTTTGCGGAGGCCTCCGTCGGGCGGGTAGCGTAGGCCACAAGGGAACGTGATTGGGTTGGACGTCACCGAGGAATAAGCGGCGCAGGCGTCGTAGACCGTCTGGGTGTTGAAGCCGGAGTCGATGCCGACATCCATGTCATGGACCTCGAGGGCCACCTGCACCCGGCGGAGGGCTGCGAAGTCGTCGGCATGGCCGGCTGCGATTAGGGTGGAGTTGCCGTCCTTCCATTCGCGGCAGACCCACCACAGGAACGGGGCCACGGCCTGGACGTCTGCCGTCAGGTAGCGGCGACCGCCATCGATGGATACCGAGGCCGATGTCTCGGGGCGTTCCTGCTGGATGTCCTGCTGCTCCCAAGGCTCGGCCAAGTTGCCGTTGATGAAGCCCTGCAGGCCGGCCATTGAGCTCTTTGCCTCAAGGAAGGCCACGGCCAGATGCCCCCAGGTGCACTTGCGGTCGGGGCTGTAAAGGCTGCTGAGGTGATAGGACCGCACGCCGGGCATGGCGTTTGGGTTCTCCGGGCGCCAGTGGCCGTGCCGGAGGGCTGCCACCTTGTGGGCGTCGGTAATGTGCCCGAGGCAGAGCTGGCAGACGTAGTGGGCGGATGCTCGGACCTTTGCGAGGTCAGGCCGGCCGTCCTCCGTCCTGGCGTCGTCCCATGTGACCTGTGACCAAAGGAGCTTGATGGGTTCCTTGCAATGGGGACAAGGCAAGTAGAACCGGCGCTGGTCGCCGCGGAGGAAGCGCTGCCAGATCCGGCCTTCGACCACGGTGGGCGTCGATGTCATGAAGGCCTTCGAGCTGGAGAACGATTTGAGGCGCTGTTCAGCCAGATCGAGGGCGTCGGCTTCCTTAGCGGTAGCCTCGGCGAACTTGTCCACCTCGTCGGCAATCAGCACCCGGACGGGTCGGGAGGCTAGGTTGGCCGGGCTGTTGGATCCTACAAAAGTCAGGGTCGACCGGGTGAAGTTCTGCTCGAGGTTGGTGATCTTGTCGGCCTCGGCCGGGAAACATTCGAGCATGGTCGGGCTGTCCTCGAGCATGGGCAGCCACCGGGACTTCGAGAACGACCGGGCCAAGTTCTCGGATGGCATCAGCCATAGGGCCGGGCTGGGCTCGTTGGCGATCAACCAGGCCAGGCCGGCCATCAGCGTGGTGGTCTTTGATGTCTGTGACCCCCAGCACAGCGTCACCTCGGAGACCGATGGGTTTTTCCAGTCTTCCATGGGCTCCCGGGTGTAGGGCCGGACTGACGTCGAGAACGGTCCCGGGTGCTCGGTCTGCCGTTGGGTAAGCCGTAGGTTTGCCTCAGACCATTCGACCACCGTCTGTTGCGGTGTGGGCCGGTAGAGGTTGCGGCGGTAGTCCAGGAGGCTGCGCTGGAGGTCGGTCAGGTTCAAAACAAGCGCCCTTCGTGTTGGTTGGAGATCCTGGCCTCGGAGATCTTGTGGTATTCAGGGTCGCGTTCGATGCCGATGAACCGGAAGCCGTTGATGGTTGCAGCCTTGCCGGTTGAGCCAGAGCCCATAAACGGATCGAGGATGGTTCCGCCTGGTTGAGTTATCAGGCGGCAGAGGTAGGCCATTAGCATGGTAGGTTTGACGGTAGGGTGATTGTTCTCGGATTCTCGATCCACTTTCCCAGCCTTGGCGGTGTAGAAGAACCGGGCGCCGGACTTCAGCGCCAGGGCGGCCTCGTTGCTCCCGTCGTGGATGATGTTGGCAGGCCAGCGGCCGATGCATTCCCGGCCGTTTGTTTCGTTGTGTGATGAAACCGGCGTGACCGTTGTGCGGTGCTCAAGATTCTTATTTCCAGCGCTTTGATTTAGTCGAATCTCAGTGCCGACTCTGCACCCATCGACATTGATCGCCCCGGTGCCGTGCTGGAGAACCGTCTCGGCCACGGTGCCGGATAGAGGCTTCCGGGCCATCGTGATCGGCTCCAAGGCGGGCTTCAGGGCGGTGCCCCAGCCGGAC